TGTCAAAGATAGAAGCTAATGGGATGATCACGGGTATTACTCTTAATCAGGATACCGGAGATATTACGATTACGTATTATTCTGGTGCAAGTAGTGTTTTGCATACTCTGATGGCTCAGATTGCCATTAACTTCGGATACGATCCAGTTACTGAGCGGCTTATCATTTACTTAAAGGACGGAAGCGAACAGTACATAGATCTGTCTGCACTTATTACGCAGTTTGAATTTCTTGATTCGGACACCGTTTACTGGTCCATTGGAGATGATGGAGAAGTAAAGGCAGACATCAAGAACGGAAGCATTACTGCAGATAAACTGCAGCCGAACTATCTTGCAGACATCACAGTGCAGGCAGAAACAGCAACACAGCAGGCATCTGCGGCGGCATCATCTGCAGCACAGGCCAAGATAGATGCGGATCGAGCAGAATCGTATGCAAAAATCACTGAACCTAAGTTCTATCTGGATGAAACCACGATGAACCTTTATATGAAGGATGGCGCAGGAGTGGATTTTGTAGTAGTTGATAATGTTTTATATTGGAAGGTAGCATAAGGAGGACAATGACATGGCAGCACCGGAAGGTTACAATGCTCTCGGAAAAATCGGAATATCTTACAAAGGAGATTACGACTCCAATACCACATATGAGCGACTGGACGCGGTTGAACATAATGGCAGTACATATCTGGCTATCAAAGATGCTCCGGATGGAGCACCGAGGGATGATAAGCTCAACTGGATCTATTTGGCCAAGGGATTTAGTGGAGACATCGGAGACTCAGAAATCGCGTTTACTGAGGCGGAGAACCGCGAGAACATTAATACGGGCGAGAGCGTAAAGACGGTCTTTGGCAAGATTAAAAAGTTTTTTGCGGACTTGACCGCACCGGCTTTTGCGCAGATGATCACATCCAAGGATGATCTGCTGGCTACTAAGGCTACCGGCTATGTGCCGGATGCCAAGGCGGTAGCGGATGCCGTTAGTGAGGTAAATGGCAATTTAAATGGTTTGAAATTTGCATCAATATCAACATCTGTTACTCTATTAGTGGCGAATAAACAGTCCTTTTTAGGCTCCTTGTCTGACTTTGGATTGCCAAACAATGCAAATGTATTTGGGGTGTTTGCAAATTGTGATTGGGCAGTTAGTGTAAGATTTGCAAGTAATAGCAAGTTTTATGCATATCAAATTGCAAATGTTAGCAATGATGCAACATTTATATTAAATTTTGTTGTGGCATATAAATAATTAATTAATCCAAGGTATTGGGCTGCTTCTTCAAATAAATCTCAATCTGACAAATATGAGAAACTGGCAGAATAATACCGTTCCGTTGATGGGTTTAATATTATCGTACCATTAGATTTATTAATATAAATATTATGATTGTTGCCGCTTGTACCACCTGTTGCATTTGCTCTAACATACGCATTTTTAGGGTAATATGTCTTTGCAATATTGGTAATGATTAATGATCCGCTAGACTGCTCAGATGTAATTTGTACGCCTATTGTGACAAATACCCTGTTACCAATTTTGGAAATGCTATTATCGGAACTCCACGATACACAATTTACTAAAGTCAAATCGGCATCTTGGTTTAACTTGCCATTTAACGTAGTAGATCAGATGGTGGGCGCAGCCACAAGAGCGCCAGAAAGGAGCCCACATGGGTTACATAAAATTTAAAAATAAAAAGACCGTACAGCTGGTCGTAGTATCAGAGGAGAGTCCACATGTGATCCGGATCACCGGAGACAATCTCGTAGTAAATACCAATGGCTTCCGCCTCTATCTGGACGCAGACTGCAAATATCCGTTGGATAATGGCGAGTATGCGGCATACACAACTTTATTCCGCAAGGGTGACGGCTGGTATGAGCTGTCCGATGACGGATCCGTATATATTGAGCCGGTTGCACCAGTGCAACCTGAACCGACCGAAGAGGAGCTTGCAGAGCAGGCACGACAGCAGCAGATCAGTCAGTTGACAGCGCAGATTGATGACCTTAAGACCCGGATCGCTGCCAGCGACTATAAAGTCATCAAAACATACGAGTATACTCTTCTCGGTGAGCAGACCGAGTATGACATGGAGACTGTCCATGCAGAGAGACAGGCTCTCCGGGATCAGATCAACACCCTGGAGACCCAGCTTGCAGATCTGACCACAACTGCAGAGTAGGAGGTTGCCTATGAGAGTGAGAGACGGTCCTACCACAATTACATAGTAACTATTGAGCCGTGAGCCGATTACTTCCCTTCCGGGAGGTGACCGGCTTTTATAATTATAATGAGAAAGCGAGGTCTGTATTATGGACAAAGTAAAAGCAACTGTGATTGCAGCATTATCTGTGTTAATGAGTTGGTTGGGGATTCTGGCAATACCGGTATTATTACTGGTGGGATGTAACGTCATTGATTACATTACTGGACTGATGGCAGCGAAATTTCGACAGGACGGAAAAATCAGCAGCTATAAGAGCGTTAGAGGGATTACCAAAAAGGTATGTATGTGGATGCTGGTTATTGTTGGATCATTTATGGATATTTTAATCCAATACGCAGTAGAGGTTGCGGGACTGGGAATTACAATCCCTTTTGTGGTAGCCACTATAGTGGCGGTATGGTTAGTGGTAAATGAGATCATTAGTATCCTCGAAAATTTGGTGGACATCGGAGTTGATTTGCCTCCCTTCCTCATGCCGGTCGTGAAATATATTAAAAAGCAGGTAGAGGATAAAGCAAAGTTGGCAGAACAGGAGGAATAGAAGCCATGATGAAAGGTATTGACGTAGCAAAATGGAACGGGAACATCGACTGGAATAAGGTGAAGGCGGCAGGTGTAGAATTTACAGTCCTGAAGGTTATCAATAAGTCCAACAAGACCGAAGAGGCATTTATCAGGAACTATGCTGGAGCAACTGCACAGGGACTGCCCATTGATGTTTACAATTATCTGTACACCATAACAGAAGCGGCAGCGAGAGAAGCGGCCAAAGCAGTGGTAAACACACTCGCAGGTAGAAAGGTCGGCAAGGTGTGGGCGGATGCTGAGAATACCTGTCTCAAAAACAAAGGTATTAAACTGATCAGAATTTTGAATGCCTACAAGGAAGTGATCGAGGCAGCAGGCTATGAGTTTGGGGTGTATACCGGGTTGTCCTTTTATAACAGCTATATTAAACCGTACAAAGATTATATTGACTGTGATTTTTGGATCGCACGATACCCGTCCACTAAGGATATGACAATCACTATGGATCCACCTGCATCCAAAAAACCGGCCATCTGTCATAATCTTTGGGGCTGGCAGCACTCTAGCCGTGGCAGAGTGCCTGGCATCGGCGGATATGTAGATCTGGATATCTGCTATACAATGGTGGGCAGTAATGGTACCGTGCAGTCTACCACGGCATATTATCCCAGATATACCGGTACATCCGGATCCATCGTGGCGGCACTTAATGCCATCGGAGTAAACTCCGGTTATGCCACTCGTAAGCTGATTGCGAAAGAAAATGGTATTACTGGCTATGTAGGATCTGCGAAGCAGAATACACAGATGTTGACACTGCTGAAAAATGGTAAGCTTAAAAGAATCTGATTAGAGGAGACGGAGAACATGAAGGTGTGTTCTCCGTCTTTTATAATCGTAAATGCTGCATCATAGCGAAATGTTGACAAATGTGTCAAAAAAATGTATATTGTATATACAGAAATGTATATACATCATTTTAATGTAAGACAAAAGAAATTTCACAATTTGTTCGCTTGTATGTTCTGTGAACATATAGTAGACTAAGGAATGCACCTTTTCAATTGTGGAGCGAAAGGAAAATGTGGAATGAAGACATTATTTACTGAGGCATTTGTTAAAGGTTTTGTTAGGGTGTTGGACTTAAGCGGTACGAAAGAATGGCCAGAAATATCAGATGGAATGCAGTCTGATTATGAGGCACTAAGGAAAGATTGGGAAAATGTCGGAGAAAACATCAGAAAATCCAAAAGAAACTGTAGTAGAGTCTGAAGAAACGCCAGTAGAGAACTCTAAGGAACTAAATCAGTTAGCAAATGATATTTCTAAGGAAATTGAGCACGTAGAGAATGAAGAAAATGCGACTGGCAATGTTGAAGAACATTTAGATAATTATGAAAAAGTAGCTACGGTTGTAACTAGGGTGATGGCAAGAGAATTTAGGGGACCTATTCCGGCTCCAGATATTTTGGCTGAATATGAAAATATTTCACCTGGATTTGCAGATAGGATTATTTCTATGGCTGAGCGACAGTCGCAACATCGTCAGGAAATTGAAAAAACTCAGGTAAAGGCAGAAAGCAGAGATAGCCTTTTAGGAGTTATATTCGCATTCTTGCTAGGAGGCGGTTCACTAACTGGATGTGTGTTAATGGTCTCTTGGGTTCCAAATTCTGCAGGAGCCATATGCGGAGCCGTTTTGGGCGTTACTGGAATTAGTGCAATCGTGGGGACATTTCTTAAGAACACACGAAAACAAAGTAGAAATGCGCAAAAGGAAAATTGA